GGCCTGACGAAGAACTCTTTAAGCAATATAGAGGATCTGCTTCCTTCTCAAGTAAAAAAGATCGGGAAGAAGAAACAAAAAATATCGAAGGAAACTCCAAAACAGTAAAATACAAAGGTAAAACTAAGAGAATTTTTAGAGGCTTAAAAGAGGGTCTCCAGTCTTCTATGAGTTACGTCGGAGTAGATAATATTTCAGACTTTCAAAAGGAGGCTGAACTTTTGAGGGTAACAAACGCAGGTCACGCAGAAGGAACACCACATGGTAAGAACTAACTAACGATGTTTTGTCTCAACAAAGAAATAACTAACTGTATATCTTGAACTACAGGTTCAATTTCTAAGTTGAAAAATATTAATCAAAGAGAAGTATAATGAGCGCGGAAAACGATAAAAATAACGAAGAAAGCATAGCTGATAAGCTTGGTGAAAAACTTGACGAAGCTTATAATTCGGGAAACAAATCCTATGAAATGAAAGTAAGAGATGGTGCATATTGGAAAAAGGTCCAAAGATACAGTAAGTTAAAAGATATCATAGAAGGAAACATCTAAAAAAAGTGAGATCAAAAAAGTTTAAATCAATAGACTTAACCGATGACCAAAAGAAAGCTATAGAAGAAATAAAGAAGAATCTTTTTGGAGGAGACGGAATTGCAACCCTAAAAGGTTTTGCTGGAGCAGGAAAGACGACCTGCATACAAAAGATTATTGACGAGGTAGAAAGTGATTTAAATGAAATCTACTTATTAGCTCCCACTCATAAGGCTGCGGAAGTATTGGGTAGAAGGACAAAAAAATCTGTGACCACTGTTCATTCTGCTTTCGGCTTGAGGCCAGAGTGGGACGGAGAAGGTGGGTATAAATTTGTAAAGACTGGCGACGAGCCTACTAATTTCATATACAAAAGCCTCCTTGCTATCGATGAGGCTTCAATGATTGATGATCGCCTATACAATTATATAATTAATGCCAAAAACCAGTATAATTTAAAAGTCCTGTTTTGCGGAGACCCTGCTCAACTCCCTCCCGTTAACCATGAAATGTCGCCAGCTTTAAAGCACGATGGATTTGTTTTAGATGAAATTGTTCGGCAGGAAAAAGGCAGTCCTATTCTCTCAACGTCTCAGCAGGTCCGAAAAAATGGGTTAAGTCACAAGTTCAAAGAAAACGTAAATTCAAACGGAGATGGAGTTTACGTTTTAGACGACGTTGGAGATTTTTTTGAGAGCGCTTTAAATGATTTCGATACACCGAGATATAAAGACACTGGCGACTTTAATCGAGTCCTTGTTTACAGAAACGATACGGTGAACGAGTATAACCAAACCTTCCGCTCAGCGCTTTATAAGGACTCTAATATCGAGTATTTAGAAGGCGAATGGCTTGTATGTAGAGCACCCTGGACCCCCATTAGTTCTGGCAAAGAATACGAGCCTATCATCCAGAATTCGGAAGAGATCGTAATTAAAGACAGGGATATAATCATCCAAGACGGATGGACCGCCTGGGAATTAATCATCGGGTCTTATCCTGGCTCGAAAGACGAGCGGAGAATTAAAGTTCTTCACGAGTCCGAGCAGAATCGATACGAAAGAAAGCTTGGGAAACTCAAAGAAAAAGCCTTAGAAGAAGAATACAGGTGGCCAGAGTATTACGACTTAAAAGAAAAGTTTGCGAATGTAGATTATAATTACGCGCAGACAACGCATACTGCTCAAGGTTCTACCTTCAATAGGGTTTATGTTGATACACGTGACCTTAAGGCTTGTTACCGAAAAGAAGAGAGAAATTCGCTGGCTTACGTCGCGTGCTCTCGACCGTCTCACAGGTTAAACATACTCATATCCTAACAAAAAAGCTAAAACATGAAATTGAGTACCGATTCAGAATTCTACGACTATATTGACCAAAACGTCGAAAAATCTGAAGACCTGCGGAAAGTAATAAAAGACCTCTCTGATGTTACTATTGACGAGGAAAAATTAATCAACTATTATGAAGATAATCTTGGGAAGGCGTATGCTAATCCAAATGGGTTTGTTTCTTACTCAAAGGATTTAGTAAATACTGTAGGCCATTATTTTGAGGCATATAACTTCGAGTTTGAAGCTTCGGAGTGTATTCGAGTGCTTATTTTTGAAGCTCTGGCTGCATTTGTAGAAGAAAAAGTTGAAAATGAAGAGTTGAATAATAGCAATACCGTTCTATATTACCTACAGCAGTCTGACGTAAGACTTTCTTATAATGAGTTTCAATACCTGTCTCCTACTGGATTAATCGATGACCTTAAGTTTACTAAGTTTACATATGGGCTGAAATCTACTCTCTTTGTGGTTTCTAGGCGCGAAAGAAGCGGTTATGAAGAAGCGAGCGAACCGATGGAACAAAAAGAAGAAGACGTGGTAGAAGAATTTGGAGAGGATGAAATGTTTGACGACGAGAGTGAAACTGACGAAGAGCCTGTTGAAAACGATAAAGAAAAAGAAGCGGCTGCATCTTTTGATGAACTATTTAACGAGTAAAGTATGATGGGCATGTATGCAATTATAATTGGAGCATTAAGCACCTTTCTCTTACTTTCCCTCTATGTAAATTACCAGTTATACAAAAAGGTCTTGTTTTTTGAAAACTGGTATGAGAATTTTGCGAACGTGGTAGAAACAATTTACGAAAATATGCAGATTATGGACAAGAGGGGAGTAATGGAAAGCGACGATGAATTTGCCGCCTTTTTCGAGGCAATGAAGGACATGATGATTGAACTTTTTTCTATGGGGTTTTATAGTCCCGAAGAAATTGAAAATCTTGAATCTGAATCGCCTGAACCGAACGATAATCAGTCTCAAAGTTAAGTAACCGATGAGTAAAGATAATTATTATTTTGATCAAGATACCGAAGATGCGATTGTCGAGTATAACAATACCGACAATCCGAGGGAGCGTTCGATTCTTTATAAAAAGGATATCCACCCTGCGTTTAAGAAGATTGCGGAAAACATAATCAACACCTTTAACTATTCGTATTTCGACGTTTCTCAAGACGACGTCGAAAATCGGATTGTATCTCATCTTGTAGAAAAGATGCACATGTATGATCCCGAAAAGGCGAAAGCTTTTTCTTATTTCTCCAAAATTGCTAAAAACTACTGCATTCGACATAACAAGAAAAATTACAAGAGGTACAAAAAAGAAGTCCGAATTGATAAAGAAGATCTCGACTTTGATATTGAGGACGACTTTGACATCAGGGAAGAGATTCAAGAGCAGGAGTTTTTTGACCAGCTAATTAATCATTGGGAAGACAATATTACGAATATGTTCTCGAAAGAGAGGGACATTAGAATTGCCGATGCCGTTTTGGAGCTTTTCAAAAAACGAAAAAACATTGAGACGTTTAACAAAAAGGCGCTTTATATTATGATCCGAGAAATGGCTGGCGTCGAGAGAACCCAGCACATTACAAAGGTTGTAAAGAAGTTTAAAGATCAGTTTTTTGAGCTATCGAAAAGGTATCATAGTGGGGTCGATATCGAAGACAAAAACAAGTTCTCCCAGAAGTTTTTCGGTTAGTTTTTTAAGTCCCATGGGGGCGTTGATCGAGGGAGTTCCGAGAGGAACTCCCTTTTTCTTCTGGTTGGTACTTAACATTTGGGTACTAAGGCTTATTTTTTTTAATAAAAGAGAAAGAGCCATCGATACTTCCAGCATAAAGATCTTTAAAGATAAAAATTTAGATGATTTGTTGGAAGATGTCTACGATAACTCCGTGCAAACAAGCGAACGGATCGATAAGCTCATCGACCAGTTGGCTGATTTAATTGAAAAACCGGAGCACGCAAATATCATCGTTCCGCTAATTAAAGAGTATTTGGAGGTCGACATAAGCAACGATAAGCAACTGATCGAGATAGCCAAAATTGTCCAGCGGTTGGAGTCTGCTTACGTCCGCTCACCAGATGAAGGAGGAGGATCTGGACCACAGCTTAGCGACAATGAAAAAAATCAGATCAGGCAGAAAATTGATGCGTTTAAGGAAGAGAAAGAAGAAGACCTAAAAGAGTTGAAAAAGAAAAAGGAAGATGTTGTCGATGACGTCGGAGAAAACAAAAATTAAGTTTGTTGATGGCTTACTTTCAAAATGATTCAAGGCAAGTAAGAAAAAGTAGGCAAAAGAGCCTCGGCACTAGCTCCTCAAAAGCTCAAAGAAGCACCCAGCACAAGTTTTATGAACTGGAGCCTGCCGAAGTTGTTGATGTAATCCGAACTCCCGACCACCCTGCCCACGACACGTACGAAGACGTTGGCAAAGCTAAAGTCAGGAAAGTTCATTCGGATTTTAACCAAACAAAAGACTCACTCGTTTGGGCATCTCCTATTGAGCCGAATAGGAGGGCATATCCAATGAAACACGAGGTCGTGGTTATAGCAAAGTACCTTGGAAATTATTTTTATACGCATCGCATCAACTTCCTCTCCAACATTAATCACAACGAGGATACGTGGATATCAATAAATTACCAGAAACATAAAAAGAAAAATAAGTCAAGAAACTACGAAAAGAGGGCGGCAGGAAGCACTCGAAATCAAAATATAGAACCAGATCCGGCGCTCGGCGATATTTTTGTAAGAGACGACGAGAACAAACCTTTAATTCATGAAGAGGGGGACATAATTTTAGAGGGAAGGTTCGGGAACTCAATTCGGTTCGGAAGCAACCAAAATACGCACAATCCTCTTATAAAAATAAGATGTGGGCAGTACCCCGAGGCAGATAATAAAGACTATTTAGAACCAATCTTCGAGGACCTTAATAAAGACGCTTCCTCGATCTATCTTACCGAAGACGAGCCTCTCGACTTAAAGCCTGCGACGAGGGACATGTCCTCGCACTATTTTTCTGTGAAGTACTCAGACGATAAACCGCCGCCTGATCCTGCAAAAAAAGATAACAAGTGGGAAGGCAAGCAGATTATCGAGAATTCTGATAGGATCGTATTGAATACGAAGGTAAATCAGCTTGTTACGTTCTCGAAGGATTCAACCCACATGCTTTCTAATGAAGATTTTACGAAAGACATAGAAAGAGATTATATATCTAAAGTTGTAAGAGATCGTTATCACGAGACCGACAGGGACTTTACGAGACTAACAAAAGGCAATCACAAGGATCTTACGAGGGGACATAGAAGAATTTACGTAAACGCCGAAGAGTATCATGCGGCAGGCGACTCGTTTGTCGTTGAGGTTCCCCAGTCATTTTTGTTTACTGGTGGGGGCACCTTCGCGAATTCTTCTGGGAGCGAGGACCGAAACAGCGGAAAAGAACCACCTACAGTTCCTTCTTCTCCAGGATTTGATACCGAAGAGCCACATGCCCTAGGTTGGAGCCTAGCCGATTTTCTTCGGAGAATGATTGTTTGGATTGACACGCATACCCATCCATCACCAGTTGGCCCAACGGGACCGCCACCTCCCACAAGCGGACCTTTAAAGGGTTATATGCCTGGAGCGACAAATCAAGACATTGATCGACAAATTAATAGTGATAACCATTGGCTACAAAGGTAGAAAATGGCAGTAAGTCCAACTCCTTTAATTAATACATTTAAAAACAACAGGGATGCGCCTCGAACACAACCTGTAGATATCGCCAAACAGATTACCGATTGGTATCACAAAGAGGTTTTTTCAAAAAATACTGAGAGCCAGTACAACAACCCACCTTTAACTGTAAACAAAGGTGCATTCTATTCAGCCTTAGCTCCAGCATATGTGGACGTAGAAAGTAGCATGAAATCCCCCGATTCAGGGCAGCTTATTACCATTGCTGGAGCGCATGAAGCTGCTTCCCTAGCTTATTGGAGTGGGGCACTGATGCAGAAGACAAATCCACCACCACCTGCAGTTGCTATACAAGAGCATCCAGTCGTAAATCCTGGATCCTTTTCTGTTAGCCTGCCAAAAATCAATAGCATTGAGGGGTATTGTGGGCTTTTAGCTAGTGCACATACAAAACACCTTCTCACCGTACAAGGAAAAGCTGTTTCACAAATGCCTGATGGATCGATTCAAGATTTTCCTTGGACTGGGATTAGTTAAAAATTTTTTGATGTATACTTAAAATTAGGTCACCACAAAATATTTTAATTAGAAGTTATTTAATAAAGATTTTTTTGACAAACTATGGGTCAGAAAAAAAAGCTGGCAAAATTTATAAAAAAGATCGTAAAAAAAGAAGTCAAAAAACAATTGAAAAAGCAGAAAACTGATATTATATCTGAAGTTTTAAGCTACGTAGAAAACAAATCTTTTTCGGGAGAAGGAGATGGATACGAAACCGATGATCCAGTGCTGCAAAGAGTAATGGAAAAAAACAAAAAGAAAAAGCAGAATGATCCCGTAGAACAAGCGCTGGAAGAAGATCATTCCAGAGATCCCGAGACAATTAGAGAAAAGATTCTTCAGGTGCAGCAAAACGCTCAAGACGGGGGTGGGCAGCAGATGAACCCGATGCAACAGCCTGGAGCGCAGCAACCAGGGGGTGCCCAAACAGGTGGAATGGGTGATCCTCGACCTAACCCCTCGCAGCAGGCTGGAATGGGGCAGCAGCAAAGACCTCAAGCTCCTAACCCGACAAATCCCGGACAAGGAGGCCAGCAAGCCCAAGGTGGAGAACCAGAGATTCCTTCCCAGGATGAGTTTACTCCATCAAATCCCCAGCAGGCTCGCGAGCAGCACGGCCAGCAGCAGGCCGTTGATCCTAATCGTGGCGACGTGCCAGATCATCTGCAAAACGCAGCGAACAGAGATTATTCGGAACTCGTAGATAGATTTGGAGATTAGACATGCCAGAAGACAAAGACGTTTCCATTGGAATGAATTATCCCATCCAAAGGTCTGAGGATGGGTATTTCGATAAAACGTATACCTCTCTGCAGGAAGTTAAAGTTAATATTCTTAACGTTCTTGCTACCCGAAGGGGAGAGAGGGTAATGAAACCGAATTTTGGAAGTGACCTTCACTTGATTGTCTTCGAGCAATCTACGAGAGACTTAGAAGAGGCCGTGGAGGAAGAAATTACAAATGTGATTGATCGATGGGTTCCGCAAGCCTCAATAAACTCGATTAACGTTAAAAGAAGACCTAAACAAAATTCAGTTCTGACAGAGATTACTTTTACTACTCCATTTCTTCCCGATAACAAAGAGGAAAATTTAGAACTCTGGATTTCTCAAGATCAACAATAGTGACCGTTAATGGCAGATAACAACGAAAAAGAAGTTCGGTATCTTAATAAGGACTTTGACTCCTTAAAAGACAAACTTGAGAACTTCTTAAGGGTTTATTACCCGGATACATACAACGACTTCTCTGAATCCTCGCTGGGGTCGGTATACGTTGATCTTGCGGCTTACGTTGGGGATGTTCTTTCTTACTATACAGACTCGCAGTTTAAAGAGTCGCTGATCCAGCACGCAGAGGAAAGAGAGAATATTCACGACCTGGCGAACTCTTTGGGTTATCGCCCTCAAAACTCAAAACCAGCAGTTACCACGCTCGACGTTTTTATCGTGCTCCCTGCGAAACAGCTTAACGCTGCAGATGATAAGAATGTTTTTGGAGAGTCGTATCAAGTTGGGGACATTGTTCCCGACCTAAAGTTTGCTCCTATAATTGAGGAAGGAATGGTTGTTTCCTCCGATACAAATAGCTCCGTGAAGTTCCGAACTACCAGAGAAATTGACTTTGGGGAGGACAACTTTGATAATCCTGTAGAAGTAAGGATATTTGAAGAAGATAACCAGGGAAACCCCACGTCGTTTCTTCTTAGAAAAAAGGTGCAAGCAGTAGCGGGTTCGATTACAACCGAGAGGTTTGATTTCAGCGATCCTATTCAGTTTAATCAAATCGAGCTTTCAAGAGACAACGTTTTGGAGATTCTAAATGTAAGAGATTCTGATGATAACAAGTGGTACGAGGTTTCTTATTTAGCGCAAGACACGGTCTTCGAAGAGTTTAGAAATACAAAACAAGTCGATCCCAACTTAGCGGAAGACGAAGACATACGTTTCGTTTTAGACACAATTAGAACGCCCCGCAGATTTACAAAACGATCAAGATCCGATGGAACTACTCTGCTTCAGTTTGGTAGTGGAGTATCTAAAAACCCAAACCAGAGGATTATTCCCGACGCGAAAAACATAGGAGATCCCACGGCAGATCCTATAGATAGGCTCGATCAGCCTATCGATCCATCCAACTTTCTTCTTAGCGACTCTTATGGTCAAGTTCCCTTCGATACAACAATAGAGGTAACGTACACGTTTGGCGGTGGGATTCAATCCAACGTTCCGAACAACGACCTGATTAACGTAGACAGCGCAGGTTTTGATATTGACAACGTAGCTGGTCTAGATGCGCAGACCATTCAATCTGTTCAAAACTCGCTCGGAGTAGTGAACAAAGAGCCAGCCACGGGGGGTGCTTCGGGAGATACTGTCGAGGAGATAAGACAGAACGCCATGGCATTTTTCTCTGCTCAAGACAGGGCGGTTACGAGAAAAGACTATCGAGTAAGAGCGCTTAGCATGCCAGCTAGATATGGTTCTGTCGCAAAGGTGTTTGTCTCTCCAGATCACCTACGGAAAGAAGAAGACTTTAAGAAAAACCCACTGGGGATCGACTTGCACGTGTTAGGCTACGATAACAATCAAAACTTGGTTAAAGTTTCCGATACTGTAAAACATAATTTAAAGACCTACCTATCGCAATTCCGAATGTTAACCGATGGGGTGAATTTAAAAGACGGATATATTATTAACATTCAAGTTGAGTTTGATATCGTCGTTTTCAACTCGTTTAACCGAAGGGACGTGCTTACGAGGGCAATTGATAAGGTAAAAGACATGTTTTCCATTAAAAAAAGAAGTTTCAACCAGCCAATAATCCGAGGCGAGATTATAAACCAGATAAACGACGTAGAAGGCGTTCAAAACGTAGCGGATCTAAAGATTAGAAATGTGTTTAACGAAGACGAAGGTTATTCTGGAAATATCTACGACATCAGGTCAGCTACAAAGGATGGCATTATTTACCCTTCGTTAGATCCGTCAGTTTTTGAGCTTCGATTTCCAAACCGGGACGTAAAAGCGAGAGCCGTGTAATGTTTAAAATCAAAAGACCGAAAAGAGATACTACAATACTCTCTGGCAGTCCTTGTGAAAATCGGGGTCTAGATGAGGTCCTTCAACTTAAAACTGTAGGAGGAGAACTGCCAGTTTCTCCGACGTGTGATAGTAGCTTTTTAAAAACAAGCTCTCCTGAATTTGAGAACAATTATCCGCCTTCAAAATTCGTAAATAAGCCAAACGCTACTACCGGAGATGTAGTAAACGAATTCTATTCAACCGCTAGTGGGTTTAGGGCGCTAAAATCAAGGATATTAATGAAATGGGACGTCGAGGAATGGGTTCAGTTAGTATCTGGCGGGTCTGGAGTAAAGAAGAAAGATCACGACGTATTTTTGAAGATGTATCATACTCAGTCTCAGAAACTTCCAGTTTCATATGAGTTGGAGTTTTGCCCGATTGGAGCTAAAGGCGCGTCATTTGGCACTGGATTTAAGCAGGGAGATGGAAGAGGGGGGCAGAACAGATCGAAAGGCGCTTCGTGGATTTTTAAAGATGTCGTTCAAAACAAAAGGTGGAACAGGCCAGGTGGCGATTTTTTGAAAAAGGATAAAAATGGAGGTCAGGTTCACGTCAAAAAGAAATACGACTTCGAAGACCCAGACGTAAAGGTTAGTATAAAAAATGTGTTCGATTATTGGAGAAAATACGAGAACAACGGCCTTCTTGTTAAGTTTTCTAAAAGTATTGAAGACTTAAAATCAAACAACTTTGGACCAGGGAACTTGACAGATCCCGCCGAGCTATTTTTCTTTGGTTCTTTGAGCCACACAATTTACAAACCAGAATTATTACTTGGGGTTGACAATCACGAGTGGAATACAAGTGGCGCAGATATGCTTCTGCATAACGATAGGTTAAAACTCACCATAAGTAACCTAGAAGACGAGTTCTACGAGGGAGAAAAAATAAGACTTAGGGTAAACGTGACCGAGCGTTACCAGAATAAAAAATATTTAGATAGAGACAATTACCATAAAAACAAAAGAACTCCTAAGTTTCTTCCTGAAGGGTCGCTAAAGTATTCTATCGAAGACAAAATCGCTGGAAAGACGATCCTGCCATTTTCAAAATACAGCCAGCTTAGCTTTGATCCAAACGGGTATTATTTTGATCTCGATCTAACAAACTTTTATCCAGAGAGGACTTACGAAATTAAATTTAAGTTTGACGATCCCGTTGGCGAGTTTGAAGAGATTTACGACAACAAACACAAGTTTAAAGTGAAGTGATATGCCATTTGATATAAATGATTCAAGAGTAGAAAACGTTCTGGGTGAAATAGATAATATTTCGCCTGAAGACGTGAAGGAGGTAACTCGGGAAAGAAGAAACTACATGGTTTTTTTAGAAGGCCAGTCTTCGAAGCAGTTTCTTGGAATCTCCCTTCGGGAGAGGTCGTTTGATTCCGAGGAGTTCAAGAAGGTAGTTAATACTGAAATCAAAGAATTGGTATAACCAGTGTCGTTGGAGTTAGTTGATAACATATCAGAATTGGAGAGAGGGGTTTTCTCCCCGTTTCGTGGAAGATACCTGGAAAGCAAAAGGTACGATAAAGCTTCAAGAAGCAGAGATCCTTCGGGCTTTGGAAACTCCGATTCAGATTTTGTAGAAGTTTCAGTTTTTGATGGAGACGGGTTACTTTTAAACCAAAGCACCGATAAGTCTTTTATAAAAATTGAGGATGGGCAGGCTCTTTTTAATGTAGGTAGGCATGTTCAAAATGCCAACCTTTCGGATGGCTCTAGTTATACCCTGCTTTATAAGTTTCTACGGGGAAGGTTAGGCTCAAAAGACGGATTTAAACTTTTCGTAGAAGAGGTATCCCCAAGTGGCGACGAGATAAGAGTATCTCCCGTTCTGGTTGGAAACCAAAATATCGACACGACCGCTACCGAGCGGTTTAACAATTTCTTTTCAGAAAAATTCGAGTCTTATACTCCCGAAGGAAAGACCTCGGCGTTAAAGTTTATCACAAATTTTGGGAATAACGTATACTATCATGTTATTAACTGGCAGGTAGAGCTTGGTAGCTCTGGCAGCGCCGATTCAGTTATACTCAAACTTCTAAATCCAGTCGGGGACCAAATTACCGTCGGAGATGAGTTTTGGATCGATGAAGAACTTGCCAGCCCCTATCTTGATAGGTTTACGTTTGAAACCATTGATGAAGAACGAAAAGGGCAGGTTTTAAGAGGTCCCAACTTCTCCGTCGATACGTTTCGGAACGAGGAACAAGATACAGGTTTTCAGACTTGGGATTCTCTTATAGAATCTCAAGGCGACTCCACATCTACGACCCAGAGCTTAGTAAACAAGTTTTTGAACCAGGATACCGAGAAGATAGACCTCAATGTAAATTATAACGAGTTTAGCAACTTCATCAAATTTTCCTCTGCAGAGGAGCGAATAAAAAATTTCCGTTATAAACTGCGGGTAATTCAAGAGTATCAAAGAGAAATTGAGAAAATACAAAAAGACAGTCCTTCTTACGATAGCCTAGAAGACGATTCGTTCACGTCCAATATATTAGAAGAGAACAAGCAGAAAGTAGCGGATACCATCGATACGTTCGATAGCTACGAAGAATGGCTTTTTAATGCCGATTCTAACAAGTATGAAAACACGTACCCAAAGGAAGGTGGAAAGTTAAAAGACGTTAACTCCACGGAAGCCCAAAAATGGTTTGAGAGAATTATAAAAGAGGCGAGTAGATACGACGAAAAAAACAACGACAGGCTTGTTAACAACATTCCTGCATTTATCAAAGAAGACCCCGAAAACGACGGGTTTGTTTTATTTTTAGAAATGATTGGGCACTTCTTTGATCTCATGTGGATTTATATCGACCACATGAAGTACATTTCCGATAGAACTGAGGACATAAACAAATTAGAGTCGCTTTCTAAAGACTTATCACAATACGTCGCTAAGAGTTTTGGTTTTGAGACTTACAATGGCTTCGATAGCCAGGATTTAGTTGACTTTGGGTTCAAGCAGGGAGAAGAGGAAGAGATCGAGTATGTCTTTAGTCCTCTACATGGAACAGGTTCCAGTTTGGATAACTTTGGAGAATCTACCCAGAAGGTTTTTCCAGAATCGGAGCCAACTGGAATCGATAGGTTTAGAGAATCGGGAGAAAATGTTCAAAACCAGATTTGGAGGAGAGTGTTAAACACGATTCCCCACCTTGCGAAAACAAAAGGAACCGGAAGGTCAATTTCTGCTATTCTTTCTGCCTACGGGATTCCGAAAAGTGCTCTTACAATAAGAGAATATGGCGGAACTCAACTTGACCACATTGACACGCTTTACGAATTTACAGATGAAACTCACAGCTTGGGGTTTGTAAGTGGAGAGTGGGTAGAGATTCCGTTTGGGCAGCCGAACACGCAGTTTATAGGCTCCTCTTCGAATTGGAGTAATGCCATGGACTTTCATAGGAATCGCCCGAATGGCATTGAGGTAAGGTTTAAAAGCGATTACGTAGGCCCCGAAAAACTTGCCTTAATGGAAATCCAGCAGACTGTTTTGGTAACTGCTGAACCCCATCCATCGTTTGATAAGCCTTGGGGCCAGATAAGAGTTTCGGTCTTCGATGAAGATGGGCTGAAAGACTCGTTTAAACTTGGCGGAAGGCCGAACAAAGACCACCCAAACGGCCCCATTCCAATTTTCGATGGAAATTGGAATAATTTTGCGTTAAATATCAATCCAGAGGAGTACGGAATAACTGCCTGCGTTCAAAAACGGTCCAGGTTTGGCAACTTAATGTTTTTCCGTAAAAATGGGACAGGAACGGGTTCGTTTGACAACACAGACTTTCCTATTTTCGAGCAGCAGGTTGCAGATACCGACGTTTCGAACACTGATTTTCCAATCTTTGATGAGACCACGAGCAATCTAGCGCAAAGGTTTATTAAAGCCGACAACATATATCTTGGAGGTCGCCCTCTCAACCTGTTTGAGTCAGATCCAAGTAACAACCTGTCTGATACCCAGATTCCACAGGGAAGTCTTCGGCAGTTTTACTCCGAGTTTAACGGGGACGTAGACAACGTTAAGTTATGGAAAGATCCGCTGCCAAGAGAGCAGTTCGATGAGCACACGCTGGGTCCAGCCAAATACGATTGGAACAATGAAATCTTTACGAAAGAAGACGAAAAAGAAAAGCTTTATAGTAAAGACTATCGGATTAACCGAAAACTTATTGGGCACCTCGACTTCACCGATGCCCACGATTTAACAAGCGACAGCACGGTATATAACGAATCTCCAAACAAGGAGTTCTTAGATAACGAAATTAAAAAAGCCAAGGCAATAGGATACCACGGCATAAGCGAGTATCCTTACCAATACGATAGGTTCACGAGAACAAACTTTATCTATTCCGTCAAAGTCGGCGCAACTGCCCTTCATAGCGAAAAGATAAGGTGCGAGGAGAGCCAGCTTCTTGGCACCCTTTCTTCCGATAAGAAAAAAGAAATTGGAAGTCTAGACGAGATTATAAGAGACTCGCCGAAGCTTGGAATATTCTTTTCGCCACAGAAAGAAATTAACGAAGACATCCTTCTCTCAATAGGCGTAGATAACTTAAACGACCTACTAGGGGACCCGAGAGACAACGCTAGGACCGATTATCGAGATCTTAGCGCTTTTAATATGAAATATTGGATTAAGTATCCTAGGCCCTACGACTTCGAGGAGTATATCGATTACGTGGCTCAGTTTAACAAGGCGTTTTTTAAGCAGGTAAGGGACCTGGTTCCTGCGAGAGTTGACCTAAGAGACGGCCTTCTTATAAAACCTCACCTCTTGGAAAGAGACAAACTTGAGGAAACAAAGGCAGGGATCAATAAAGAAAAAGAAAAGGATGATATAGACTTGGACGTCCAGAACCTGGCTAGCGACTCCCAAATCGATGCGGAGAAAAGAGGGAAAAAAGACGTTTTCGAAGAGGTAATTCCAGATGCTCGCGATTCGAGCTTTACAAACGTTAGGACCTTCACGACATTCCCGGACTACAGGTATGCGGGAAACTTTGATCCGAACACCAACTTTCAAACGAAAATTGAATATACCTTAGAAGAGAGGTTCGAGGACTTCGATAGAACTGACTACGAGAATGCTCAAGACAAGGAAGCTTACATAGAGAGCAGGACATTTAATTGTAGTCTTCGAAGAGTTTATCGCAGGCTCCCATTCAAAGAGTTTGTTGGAAGAAGAATTCAACCTATTAACAACCCTGAAGAATATTTTCATAACAATTACGCTTACTTTTACGGGAATACATTTGTGTATGGAGACCCTGCGGCGCAGAGCATAGCTCCTTATAACGGGCAACCTCAATACGCAGGCATCTACGGAATCTGCTCGTTTTATAGTGGAGGAACCGATCCAATCGATCAAAACTTGTTTATTCCAGATAACTTTGGAGGAACGGTTCGGAAGCCAAGATATCCTTACGCCAGAAACAGGCATTACATTTACCACAGGGAGTTCCGAACTCCTATCAAAAGAATGAAATATCTTGGAGTAGTAAGCGACTCCTCAACGTCTATAACAGGCGACGGTCCGGTAGACGTTACGTTTAGCACTCCCGACAGGCTTATCGTGGATCCTGCAGATCAAGATGAAAGCGGAACGATCTTGGAAGTTGAATAATAATTTAAATTATCGGGAAGAAAATTTGAAACCATACTCTACTTATCAGTAGTGGCTCTTGTCCGTTAATGGTTATCTAAAGTTATGTCTGATATTGACAGCGAAAAAGAAGTTCTGAGATTGTATTCTGAAGAAAAGTGGAGCATGAATAAGCTTGGAAACGAAACCGAGTTTTCATATGCGAAAGTGAGAAACTTAATAATCGAGAGTGAAGAGGTAGAAAAAAGGTCTCATCAAGAAGCTTGTAATACAGATGAGTTTAAAGAAAAACTTCGTGATGCGAATGAAGGGAGTGAACTTTCGGAGGATCACAAAAAAGCGATAAGTGACGCGATAAATAGCTCCGAGAAGTTTCAGGAAGCTATGGAAAACAAAGAGAATATAAAAGATATTTCTAATGATAAACTGAAAAAGCTGTACTTTGAAAATGATGAAAATGCTCGGAAAGTATCGGAGTTTGTTGACTTGTCTCATAGGCATGTACAGAATAGATTAAAGGAAGCAGGTGTTGATACAAGTCAAGATGAGGCATGGAATAGGGGTAGAGAGTGGGGTGACGAAGTTAAAAAGAAAATGAGTAAAATTCGGAAAGGAAAAACCTGGGAAGAGATATATGGTGAAAAGTGTGCGCAGAGGATGCGGGAAAATAACGGTAAGAAGATAAGCGAAGTGAAAGAGGGGTATAATAGGAAACCAGAAGTGAAAGCAAAACTTAGAAAAATAAGAATAGAAGAAGTAAAGAAAAGAAGGGCTAATGGAAATCAAGTATTTCCGTCTTATAATAAAGACTCCATTGAATTAATAAAAGAATTTGGAGAAGAAAATGATTATAATTTTCAACATGCAGAAAATGGGGGGGAGTATTTTGTTGAAGAAGCTGGATGTTGGGTTGATGGATACGATAAAGAAAATGATGTTATCGTAGAAGTTTACGAACCATTCCATTATAATCCGAATGGAGAACTGCAGGATAAGGATAAAAAACGAGAAAAAGATATTATATCATTGTTCGATCCATCAAAGTTTTATCGTATCAAAATTGATTCAAAAAACAATATTTTGA